TTTTCTGTTCTCCAAAATCCATTTCTGTGACTAATACACGATTACCGATTGCACGAACATTTTTTGTTTTAATAGAATTAATGTTAATAGCCATTAATCATTCACCCTTTTTTACAAAGTTGCCTTCGTCATCCTCAATCCAATCGTCTTCTTCTACCGCTTCTACTGGCGGTTCAAACTCTTTTCTTCTTACAGGATGCTGATCAGGTGTATTTGGATTGGCATTTTCATAATACTCTTTTAAAACATCTTCACGACTTCTAATAACTTTACCACCAGGACCTAATTCGTCACCACGTGCATTAATTTTAGCATTACCTACAGCAGGTGTCATTTCATTTCTCTTTCTAAGAAGATCCATGTCAATTTGCTTACCCTGCATAGTTTTATATACTTTTTGACCTTTTGCTTTTTGTACCATAGTAGTACCTCCTAAATATAGTTATATGCTTACTTATCTCAAGAACTCTCTCCAATCCAGGTCAAACTGGATTGAATTAATACGATGTACACCTATCAAATACAGCACATAACTTGCTACACTTGATCCACGTCCTACACCCCACACAATGTTATTCTCACGCATAAAGTCTACGAGATAAATCATGTAACGTAATAAGTTGTGCATATCACGTTCTTTGAAAGCATCTAATTCTTCCCATATGCGATCTTGTACATGTTGCGGACAAGGTGTTTTTGCTTTGCCTAGGACATATTCATATACATTAATGTCTTTGTATTCATCAGGCATAAACCATTCACTTTGGCATACACCGTCAAAAGTCTTTTGATCTACATCTAATGGGATATACTTCTGTAGCTTGTTAAAGCCTTGTTCTTCCATAGCCGCATTAAAACGGTCTATGTCATCACTTGGATCACATAGTACAACATGCATCTTATCCGCATGACCACTATAAATCATATCGATAAGATCGCGGTTAGAGAATCGTGGAATACCTAGTTCGTCAGTTTTCATAAGCATACATGTATTTTAACTGATATTGATCAGATTGTCAAGTCCATTATCGCCATTTTGTTCAGATTGTTTTAATAAAGCAGAAGCTCGTCTTGCACGAGCCTCTTCTTTATACATTTCTAATATAGTAGCGATTTGTGCTTGGACTTGAGGGTTGCGAGATTGAAAATATTTACGGCCTAATTCTGAGATCTTATCTTCAACCTCAGAATCTGTTAAAACACTAAAACTATCTACTAAAGGATTAAACATTATGCTAGTACTTCAAATGTTCCTCTGTAATCTAAGTGTACAGTTTGACCACCGTCAGTAGTCCAAGCATCGATCATTAATGGATCTGTGCCAAATGTTTCTGTTACTGTCACTTTATTACCGTTGCCGTCTACAGGCCATGTAATACTACTTACACGAATAGCACCACCGTTAGCTGCTTCCCATGTAATTTGGCGACCAACTGTGTCGCTTCTAATTGCCATTGTTATTTTAGACATATGACCTGTTTCGTCCCATCCGCCTAAAATTAATGTAACATCGTCAGTAACCGTAACGTTTTGATACAGCCCATCTGTCCATTCAAGAGTTGTATCTTGATTGATATTTCCTGTATTATAAACTAGTTCTGAAACTGCTCTAGTTGATGCATTGGTAATATCATTACCATTAAAGTCATTTGATCCATCTAAACGAGCTGCATTTGTTAGCAGTTGTGCTAGTTCAGTATTTGCTGCTTGTAATGATGTTTTAATTTCCCTAAAGTTATCTCTAAAACCTTGGGTGTCATTATCCTGTCCTGCGACTGGATATTCTTCGTCTATATTTGTAAAAGTTACTGTACTCTCGGCCATTATAATATCTCCTAAAATTATTTATCGTACTTATACATTGTATCTGTAATTTGCGAACAACAGGTATTTAGAATTACTAGATTCTTTGGTACTATCCATTAAATATCTATCAAAATCTAAATTAAACTTGCTAAAATCAAAACCACTTGCTTTAATAGCACTTAGAATGATTTGACTAGTTCCCGGTTTACAGTAACACAACACTATTGCAGGTGTATAACCTAATTCGTTGACACTACCTGCCTGTGAAGACCTCATCCATAAAGGAACAAATTCTCTATTAGTTGTTCCTAACTCTCTTATGTGATCACGCATGTTATTTAGATTACTTATATATCGTTTGTTATCTAAACTTTGCGATGCATCTATTTGGGTATTGTCTGTTTTAACTGTGTTTTCGTTTTGAGGTCTTCTAGTGTATACAGGACCTAACCCTTGTAGAATTTTTATTATGTTTGATTCTGTTCTTTGATCTACATTGAACCCTTCGGTCCATCTAATTCCTTGAGTTCCATCATCGCGAGTAAAGATGTTAAACTCGTTACCAAATGTTACTGTGTAATTTCTATTTCTAGTTTGTATTATAAATTGTGGTGGAACATCGTACTCGTAGTAATAGTTGTCTACAGATGTACTTGCAATATCAGCTGTAATTTTATTTCCAGTTTCTATATTAAATACTTTTTTAGTTCTTCCTATTTCTGTATCATTAGGATCATTAACTTCTAAATATATTACTTCGTATACATTGTCATTCGTTCCTGGAACATTTGCAGTAGCAGTTTTTAAATCTCCAACTCTGTATTGTTTACGTTTGTGATTTTTTGAAGTTGCTGCTACAAATTTTTCAACATCAACTGATTCAATGCCAGCATATGCTAACATCTTAATTTCACGTTGGACACCAAAGTTTGGATCTTGTGGCCTGTAAATATATTCAGGAATAAAAATTTCCGGGTCTGAAACAAAATCAGCATACTCTTTTCTAATTTCTTGTTTTAGGAAAGGTTTTAGGAATAAGTTATTATATTTTACTGTATCTGGATCGTTTACTTTAATAGTAAATTCTCTTTGTTCGATACTATATTTGAATTGATCTTCTGCGTTTACTACAAATTTATATTCTCTGTCTAGTGTAGTAGTTCCTCCATCTAACAATAGTGTATCGTTGTCAAAAACTACTAGGCCAAATTTATCATAGTCAAACTCAACCCATAGTCCACTATCATTATCAAATATATTAGAACTTGTACTTAGGTGATCACTTGCAGTAGTGTATAACTGTCCGTTATATTTTATAACATCACCTGATTTATAGTTTCTACTACCTCTCCAAATACTACGGTAAACATTTTGTCCAAACGCATTAACTTTACCAACTATTTCACCATCAAAAGATAATTGCAATCCTGGTGGCAAACGCCCACTTGCTAAACTATAAAGTACTCTGCTGTTAGGCACACTTGTTGTAGCTTCTACACGTAATACACTAATAATATTAGTATTGATAGTTCCTAAATCTCCGTCTGTGATCCAAGTTGTTTTACTATCAATTTCTCCAAGTAAACGCAATTTAAATGTTTTAGAAGCACTTACATTTTCATCAACTTGGTCTGGAGTAAAGCGTGTTGCTTTAATTGTAAATTTATACCATTTAGTAACTTCTGCTTGATAAGGAACACGGCCTGCTATTTCACCATTTGATGTATCTAGTACTAGACCTGGAGGAAGTATACTTGCTGTATTATCATCATTTAAAGATTCTAAACTATAACTAACAAAACCTACTTGACTGTTTGTATCAATAACATCTAGAGGAATTGTAACATAGTTATTAGCACGTTTAATACCTAAGTCACCTGGAGTAATCCAAATAGGAGTACGCAAGTTTGTGTTATCAGCTGTAAATGTTCCTGTACCTACTTGTAGTACAGTGTTATCTACACGGAAGAAGTCATCACCTACAACAAAGATTCTAAATGTTCTTCTTGCAACAGTGTCTCCGTCTGTAACACTAACTGTAAATTGATAAAATCTATTTAATTTTTTTGGCGGGCGTTCTGAAAAACTAAAGTCCCATGTAGCAGTGTCATAAAAGAAGCTATCGAAGCCGTTGGTGCTTCGAAGACCAAAATCATAACCTCCGCTAATTAAATCATAAGGAACAGTATCGTAAGTTCCGTCACTATACTGTAGTCCTTTTTCGATGGCTAAAAGTGGATCTACGATTCCTATTATTCTTCCGTCACTGGTTAATTCTGTTCCTGGAGGTAATTCTCCATCACCTTCTGCAATAAAAAATTCTAATTCATCGCCTGCGATAAGATCATCATCTGTTGCTTGTAGTTGGAATTCTATCGGACTGCTATCTAGTATATACAGTGTATCATTATTACCAACTGGCAACAATCCTGGATCCGTAACCCAATTAGGTGCGTCTGGACCAGACACTGTCATTTTAAATGTTCTATCTCTTACGGCATTATCAAGTGACGCACGTAATACAAATCTATATTCTAGTTTACGAGCTACCTCGTATGGTGTTCCAGCAATCTTATTATCTTGCAAACGCATGCCAGGTGGTAACTTCCCACTTATTAGTGAAACAGTTGCACGTGAAAGAACAGGTAATGCAACCTGTGTAGTTATATTTTCTTCAAGGTCTGCTAGTATTGTATCTGATTTTGCTGTCCAAAGTTCTGCCATATTTTCATCCTATATAGCATATTTATCGGATCTAAGTTATAAATCCTAGATCAACAGTATTGCCTACATCCGGGTCGATAGTTGCAAAGTCCATGTCTACATTTTGCATAATGAACTCTATTGCATTAGCATATGTTTCTCTAAATCCGCCAAAATCAAAACCTGTTAAATAATCTCCAAATTCTCTAATATCGTATCCGTATATTAAACCTTCGATATTTGCAGCAATGCCGCCTTGACCTTGGATAGTGTTTGCTTGGAGTGTATTAACACCTATTATGTTGTTGTTATCTGCATTTAAAGTAGCAGTTAATTGTGGAGCAGTATCATGGGCAACAACACCTGTGCTATCTAGATCTACATAAACTGTCTGTCCATCTACTCTTGTGTTAGTTCCTTCTCCGCCTCTAACAGTAAGTGTCTGCCCTCTTGCTACTGTAAGAGATCCGCTATCCGATAATACTACTAATTGATCTAAACTATCTGCACCGTTAATTGTAATGCCATTTGCTGTTGAAGATAGCGTAATGTTACTTCCGCCGATTATTCTTTTAAAGCCGTGTATACCGTCTACTTTACCTCCGTAGATACCATCGCCTAAACTTCCTAAATTTTCAACATTAAATTCTTCAACAATTCTTAGATCTAATTCTTCAAAGTTATTATTGATCTTAGTAAATGATTCGCGGAGATCATCACCAGTTCCGTCGTTTGCGATTGTACCCGTATTAATATATTGTATTGCCATTTATATCTCCGTTACCATGTATCTGCTGACCATGCTACTCGTTTCCAAACGTTTGCAACACCGTCATAGTCTGTTGTGCAATAGTACATGTATGTTGCATCAAATGCAACCATGCCCTCTTGATCGCCACTTATACCAATAGACGTAGTTGGTACTGTGCTTGTAATTTTTACTTTTCCTGTGTTAGAAGAAAGTGTTAGATTTCCTGTTGCCAATACTTCAATAGTGCTTGATGCGGCTGCTGATATTGTAGTTGCATTTGGTATACTTAGGAAGCCACCTGGTTGCAAGTTTATTCCGCTATTACTGCTAATACCTAACG